GTTTGTCGCCGGGATGGCCTCTGATGTTCCGCGACATGCTGTATTCTCGGCAGCGATCGTAGCGCTCGCCTGTGCTGCTTGTTACCTCACAGCCGGACTGTCCGGCGCGCGACAAGGACTGAAGAACCCTCGCTACCTAACCGACAGGATTTGGCGGATCGCGCAGTTTGTCTTCGGCTTAATCGGTTTGGCCGGTATGCTTGCCGAACCGACGGTCGAAAACGCTCTTATCGCGGCATATCCCATTCTGCTTACCGCTTACTGGTACGCCGTCGCCTGTGACGTGAATCCGCCGCGGCGGAAGCAGAGCGTCTGGGAGCGGAGGGCTGTTCATGCGTAACCGCCTAAGCTTTGCGCTTCAGACCGGAATTCTAACGGCCCTAATCGTGCCGGTAGTCCCGTTTCCAGCTTTTATGCTGATCGTTATCGCCGGAGCTGCAGGCGGCTGGGCCTATGCCACGGCGTACGGGATGTGGCGCGAGCAGAGCGATTTCGCCGAGGCGCTGCACGACGATCTGGTGAAGGAACAACGTATATCCCACCTTCTGGTAGACGAACTGCGCTCCGATTTAGTGAATGCCCAGACGACAGATGACCATCGCGGTCACACAGGAACACCCGCTGCCGCGGAGTCAAAAGATCAAATTCCAAATCTTCACAACATCTACGACTGGCTTCCGGTAATGAAGATCCGGTTTAATGATCGCGACGCTCACATTGTTCGCAAATTTTTCGCCGGATGGATGCCGCAACCAGTCGATGATCACTACGCATTTCTGCTATCGACCGAGGAATGTGAACCGCTCTTCCTGGACTGCGAACCAGAAGAACTCGCCAACTGCTTCGATACATTAACCAGGAAGGGCTTTAAGGAAAGTGTTAAGGCGCTTTTCCAAGGCGACCACTTCTATCGCTCGGACACTGGGAAATGCCCGCGCTGTAGGCGCTATCGTCCTGAGATTCATTGGAACAACGAGCATCTTGAAGGATCTCCAGATCAGGAGCTATGCGATCGATGCATTAAAGTTTTGAATACATCATTCGGTGAAGCCTAATGGACGGACCCCCAATTACCAAATGCCCGCCGGGCTACGCTCACGGTTACAGCCCGGAAGGCGAGATTTCAGCGCTCGATAGAGATACGTCTACAGTTACGGCTTCGATAGCAACTTTGCAGATCGCCGGAAAATGCGGATACATGGCGGCGAAGAGATATGAAAATCAGGCGCAAGCGAGGCTCGCAGCCCTTCAAGCCGAAGGAAATCACACGCTTCACGAAAGTCTTGGGCAACAAAACATCAACGTTGATTAAAACATCGCGCAGCGGCACAATAGCGACAAGAGTATCTGCATCGGGGGAGATAATGGGGCATGACACAGGCGCATCTTACACGCCTGAATACGTAAAAGCAGTTGTCGAAAGCGCCGGGCGAACACAGATGATGCAGCCGAATGATGGCTGCTGGCCCGGAGGGTATAAGAGCTGCTGGCCTGACGCCCCGGATGACAGTTGGTTCGCCTATAACGCCAACGACGCTCGACCGAAGTTCCGCGCCACTATCGAGCAGATTGACGAAATGTACATGGTTACTGAGAAGTGGCTCCCCCTCATCACCATCCCCTACTACCGGAAAACTATCGTCAGACGGATGCTGACCTACCCGGATTCCGGGCGCCCGGTCTATAACTGGGTCCGGCTTGGACGAAAGCTTCGCGAAGACCGGCGCACCGTAAAGCGCTGGTACGAGGACGGCATCAGACACCTTACGGATCGGCTGAACCAATGCAGCGCATGATCCTGCCCGAGAGCGAAATCAAGGCAGCATACCCCGACTACAAGGATCGCACGCTCATCTTCGGAAACTGCTTCCTGTACATCATCGGAGAGGCCCACGGTCCCTTCAAAATCGCCAAGACCTCACGTCCCTTAAGCCGGTTCCAAAGCCTTTCCATACACACCCATCTCGACATCCGGCTTTGGCAACTCAGCCGCCTGCCCGTGGGCATTGACCGTCAGATCCAGAGCCGCGTGCACAGATCCCTGGAGGATTACGCGATAAAGCGGGACTGGTTCGACATCTCGCTGCAGCGCGCCATAGGGGCAGTCGCGGCCGAAAACCCCCTCGGGCAGATCGTCGACCTTGCAGGCCTTACTTACGAGCGGATGCTTAAAATGGACGTCGAACATTGGGGCAAAATGGGAATTTTGACACTGAATGCAGAACGTTCTTGACAGCGCGAAGTTTTCTGATGTAATTTTCTATTAGGCTGGCCGATTTATATTCTGCCGGCCTATGGTGCTTCCGCACCTACGTCTCCCAGACGTGAACCTCCCTGTTCAAACTCGCTGGTTTCGGTCAGCGCTTTTTGCGCCGCGTAAACGCGGTGCACCAGTTTCTATCCGGTAACCCCCGCCGCCGAATGGCGTCGCCTGCCCACGGCTACGGCTGAGGGCCTCTCTTCAACTTCATGACCAAAGGCTCGCATGTCACGCCGCGACCGCGACAGGAAATACCCTGCCGCTGAGAACTGCCCGTTCCATCCCAGTGGCCACCACGGCCAGGTGATGACCAGCAACGGCCCCGACGTGCGCGTACGCGGCTTCTCCTGTCAGATCGTCAAACGGTATGAGGACCTGGCCAAGGAGTCCCGGTTCGCCGGTCACACCATGCTCGCAGAGCAGTATACCCAGCACGCTGATCACTACACCCGTGTCGCAACAGGCGCAGCGTGAGTATCGTCGCGGCCTTCATATTCGGACATCTGCCCTGCTACGGGCAGTCCAGCATCGCCGTCCACAACCCCAGCACCGGCGCCGTCGATGGGTTCTATGTCGACCCACAGGCGTTCGATGAATTCATGACAATGCAATGACCGACGACACGAGCACCCCAGGCCCCGGCCGCCCCACCAAGTATGATCCAGCCTACTGCGATCAAGCCTATCGCCTTTGCCTACTCATGGGAGCGACTGACGCAAATCTCGCGGAATTCTTCGATGTCTCCGAGAGTACAATCAATCTCTGGAAGCTTGAGCACCCCGAATTTTCGGAGTCCATAAAAGGCGGAAAGACCCGCGCGGACATGCACATCGTCCAGCGGCTCTTCAATCGCGCCGAAGGTGCTGAATGGACCGAAGACGCAGCGATCAAGGTCAAGAAGGAATTCTTCGAGAACGGCAAGAAGGTTCGGACGGAAGAAGAAGTTGTTGTGGTCCCCGTCCGAAAGGCAGCGGCTCCTGATACGACGGCGCTGATCTTCTGGCTCAAGAACAGACATCCAGAACTCTGGCGCGATCGTCGCGAAGTCACCGGCGCGGATGGTGATCCCCTCTGCCCGGATGGATTGAACCTCGCGCTTCTCGCGCCCGAAACATTGAATGAGCTTCTCACAATCTCCCAGCAACTTGCATCCAGCCCTGACGACGGCGCTGGCGAACCCGGAGATAATCCGGCGTGAGATAGGCCGGCGAATTGTTGCCGGGCAGATGCTCCCTGACGTCCCGGTCGCCTTCCGGGAACTGCACGTCAAAAGCCGGTACAAGGTATTCTACGGCGGACGTGGATCGGCGAAGTCGTGGTCGATCGCTCGGGTACTTGTCGGCCTGGCGGCGCGGACGAAGCTTCGCATCATCTGCGCGCGTGAATATCAGATCTCGATCCAGGACAGCGTTCATAAGCTGCTCGTCGACCAGATCGACGCCCTTGGTCTCCGGCCCTTCTACAGGGTAACTGACACGACGATCACCTGCCGAACGACAGGATCGTCCTTCCGCTTCGTCGGCCTGAAGACGAACATCCGGAATATCAAGGGCCTCGAAGGGGCCGATATCGTCTGGGTCGAAGAGGCTGAGTGCGTCAGCGCCGCCTCCTGGAACATCCTGATCCCGACGATCCGGAAGAAGGGGTCGGAGATCTGGGTATCGTTCAACCCGGACCAGGAGAAGGACCCGACCTACCAGCGGTTCGTAAAGCATCCGCCGCCGAACTCAATCGTCCGGATGGTGAGCTGGCGAGACAACCCGCACTTCACTGAGGAGCTGCGGGCCGAGAAGGATCACCTGCAGCGCGTAGACCCCGACGCCTACGAGTGGGTGTGGGAAGGGGCCTTCCGCGTCGCCTCCGCCGCCCAGATCCTCTCCGGGAAGTGGCGCCGCGGCGAACTGGCGATTCCAGACAACGCCGCCGGTCCCTACCATGGGACAGACTTCGGATACGCAGCAGACCCGACGACCATCGTTCGGTGCTGGATCATCGGAGCCGGTAAGGGCACGCAGGGGACGCTCTACGTCGAGCGCGACTTCGGCAAGGTCAAGCTGGAGAACAACGAGATTGCCCCCGCCTTCCGGAAGAAGATCCCGGAACTCGGCAACCAGATTATCTACGCGGACAGCGCGCGGCCGGAAACGATCAGCCACGTCTGCGGTGCTGGCCTCAACATGGTCGGAGCAGAGAAGTGGAAAGGCTCCGTCGAGGACGGCATCGCATTCCTGCGCGGCTTCGAGGAAATCGTCATTCACCCCGAATGCAAGGGGACGATCCAGGAAGCCCAGCTTTACTCATACAAGACAGAAAAACTGACCGGCGACGTCATGCCGGACATCATCGACAAGCATAACCACTACATCGACGCGATCCGTTACGCGCTGTCCAAAGTCATCAAACGCTCCGGGCCTGGCATGGGCTTCCTGCAATTCGCAGCGGAGCAGGTTCAACAACAGAAAGGCACACCACCATGATCGCCATGAAGGCAACACCAGGCCAGGAATTCAGCACGACCCTCAGCCGCCGCTACGTCGCCGACGACAAAGGGATGATTCGGGATGTCCACATCGCCGACGTATCGGAACTTCTTGCCGCCGGCGCGTCGACTGCGACGCTCCCCGCCACTGTAACGCTGAAGGCCCAACCCGGGCAGAGTCTGTACTTCGATGGGAAAACGCACGCGGTTGGCGCAGATGGCCTGATTCGCGACGTTCCGTTCGACGTCGCCGTCATCCAGATCAAGGCCGGCGTGTGCGTCGAGGCGACTGAAAGCGACGAAGTCGGCGAAACACCCGCAGGGGAGACAGCCGCAACACTCGGCGAAGCCCCTTCAGACACGCCCACCGATTCAGCCGTAGAGGAAGCCGGTGAAGGCCTTGCCGAAGCGGATGTACCGGAGCCTGCAGATCATGAAGGTGACGACGCAACGCTTGAAGAAGCCGCCCAGGCCTAAGACCAATCCATGGCGCCGAAGGGAGGGAAGGAGACAGACGTAAGCGCGATTGCCGCGAACCCGTCGCTCCTGGCGCGAGCCAAGGAAGCCGCCCAGTACGTGATCTCAGGCGTCATGCCCGGCACGTGGATGTCCCCGCTTCAGCCGATCCGTCCGGTCGCTCCTGAGACCGTCCAGCCCAGAGCCTTCGACTTTCCCGTCGGCTACAACACCCGCTTCCAACCACGGACGGGCAGGGGCAACTCGTACGAGACCCTGATTGCTCTGTCCGAGACGTGCGACATCCTCCGCCTGGCCATCGAGACCCGCAAGGATCAGATGGAGAAGCTGGAGTGGCAGATCCGCCCGCGCGCAGGCTCCACGACCACCGATGACGACCCACGCATAAAGCAGCTGACCGACTTCTTCATGTATCCCGACAAGGAGCATGACTGGTCGGGCTGGCTGCGCGCGCTACTCGAAGACCACTTCGTCCTCGATGCGGTGTCGATCTATAAGCGCCTCGACAGGAAGGACCGGCTCTACTCGCTCGACCTTCTCGATGGCTCGACGATCTTCCCGGTCATCGACGAAACCGGGCGCCGGCCGATGGCCCCCAGCCCTGCGTATCAGCAGGTCATCAAGGGCGTCCCGGCGATCGATTTCACCTCCGACGAGTTGATCTTCGCTCCCCGGAACGTCCGGAATCGGACGCCGCTCGGATACAGCCCGGTCGAGCAGGTTCTCGTCACGGTCAACATCGCGATTCGGCGTGCCACGAGCCAGTTGACCTACTACACCGACGGCAACGTGTCGGACGGGGTGTTCTGGCTACCCGATACCTGGAACCCGGACCAGTTTAAGTCCTTCCAGGAGTTGTGGGATTCGCTCCATGTGGGGGACCTCGCTGAGCGCAGAAGAGCGAAGTTCCTGCCCGGACAAAAAGACTCGTTTCAGCAGATCGTACAGCCGCCTCTGAAGGATCAGTACGACGAATGGCTCGCCCGCGTCATCTGCTACGCCTTCAGCCTTCCGCCCTCCGCCTTCGTGCAACAGGTCAACAGGGCGACCGCGGAAACGGCACAGCAGGCCGCGCTTGAAGAGGGCCTTGCCCCGATCCAGAAGTGGGTGAAAGGCATCATCGACCGGGTCATCTTCCATGACTTCGGCGCCACGGACATCGAATTCGCATGGCTCAATGAGAAGGAGATCGATCCGAAAGTTGCCGCTGAGATCCAGAGCATCAAGCTCCAGCGCGGCGTCATAACCCTCAACGAGGCGCGGTCGCAGGACGGCCTTGATCCATATGAGGGGGTTGGCGACACGCCTGGCCTTCAGACGGCAGCAGGCTTTGTTGCCCTCCCGACCGAAGAAGACATCGCCGCTGCGAAAGATGCCTCTCTTGCTGCACGGCAGGCTATAGCTGAAGGCGCACCGGACGACGAGGAACCAGCAAAGGCCCACGGCTTAAAAAAAAAGTACTCCGACCCGCTCAAGCGTCCTGCGGCCATCAAGGCCCACAGCGCTATCCGTGACACGGTAAATGCCGTCTTCGACCGGGCCGCGCACCATGTCGCGTCCCAGCTTCGGGGCATGGCAGTCGTCGGAAAGGCCGATGATGAGGACGAAAAGCGCAAGCAGCGCGCGAAGTCCATCGCAGACGACATCAACCTCTTCGACCTGAAAGAGGTGAAGGCGATCTCCGGCGCGCTCGACGATCTCGCAACGGACGTCACGAACGCGGCGCTGACCGACATGGGCCTGTTCGGCCAGGTCGACGCACGATCGACGACATGGGCGACGAAACATGCTGCGGAGCTGGTCACGCAGATCACCGACTCAACGCGCGACATGCTCCGGCAGACCATCGCCCAGGGCTTGCAGGAGACAGACATCCTCGGCGTCGCCGACCGGATTGCGAAAGACTACGCGTTCTCACCCGAGCGCGCGCTTCTGATCGCCGATACTGAAACCGCCTTCGCGAACGGCAATGGCGCGCAGAAAGGCCGAGAGATCGCGAAGGATCTCGGCATCAAGATTAAGAAGGAATGGCTCGATCACGAGGGGGCCTGCCCGATCTGCGTCGAGAACGCGCTCGCCGGGCCGATCGAGATTGAAGACACGTTTCCGGACGGCAGCATGACAACGCCCAGTCACCCGCGCTGCCACTGCACGACAGTATCAGTCATCGAGGACTGACTCGCATTTCACCAGCCCGCCCCGTTCCGGGGCTTTTTTTATGCCCAGAGGAATCACCATGGAAAATCTGAACATCTTCGTACCCATCCAAAAGGTCGATGCGGCCAAACGTCTTGTCTACGGATGCCTTGCGGCTGAGGTGCCTGACCACGCCAACGAGATCCTCGATTACGAAGGCTCTGTTCCGTACTTCAAGGCCTGGTCTTCTGAGTTCGAGAAAGTCACCGACGGGAAGAGCAAGGGCAATGTCCGCGTCATGCACGGCTCCCACGCATGCGGGAAGCTTACCGACATTACCTTCGACGACGCCAACAAGGCCATCATGGGCTGCGCGAAAATCGTCGACGACGCCGAATGGGCGAAGGTCGAGGAAGGTGTCTATACCGGCTTCAGCATCGGAGGGAAATACGTCAAGCGCTGGCAGGACCCGTCGAACGCAGCGCTCAAGCGCTACATCCCGGAGATGGTCGAGGTCTCTCTGGTCGACAAACCCTGCATCCCCGTTGCGACGTTTGACTACATCAAAGCCGACGGATCGCACGAACTCCGCAAATTCCAGGTCGTGAAGGACGCCGAGGAAGTCGGCGTATCCCTTGAACAAGTCTGGAAAGCGAAAGACGGCCAGACCTTCACCAAGAAGGCCGACGCTGTGAGCCACAACGTCGAACTCGCGGTCAAAGAGGCCATGGCGCCGCTGACCAAAGCACTGCAGAGCGCTGAGGAAAGGCTCGCCGCGAAGGAGCAACCTGAAGCGGCCAAGGCCGATGAGGGAGAATCTGAACAGAAGACCGATGAGCCCGCCGGCGAGACGGAAGAGGGCGATACCGCAAAGTCCGACGAAACAGCAACCGACCCTGCACAGGATGAGCCCGCGCAGAAGGCGCTGACACCTGAGGAGAAGGCTGCGGCCCTGACCAAAGCCATCGGCACGGTCAAAGCAAGCCTGACGAAAGGCATCTACGACATCGCCCGGCTGGCCTGCGTCATCGACGATCTTGTCTGGCTGCAGGAAAGCATCCAGTGGGAAGCGGTTTACGAGGCAGATGGATCCTCACTGCCCGCCGATCTCCAGACCATCCTCGGTAGCCTGTGCGACTTCCTGAAGCGCCTTGTCGACGAGGAGACCTCGGAACTCACCGCGGACAAGGCCGACGGCCTCACCCAAGGCCAGGTCGACGCGCTCCGCAAGGTCACGGGCAAGGATGATCTCCTGAAGGACTTCGTCTCTGCTGAAACTGACCTGGAGAAGCTCCAGTCCGAACACACCCAGACACTCGAAAAGCTTGAACAGGCCAACGCCGAGAAAGAGGCGATGACCAAAGCGGTCGCCAAGGTCACAGAGACCATGGAGGCCCTGAACAAGCGGATCGAGCACCTTGAGGCCCAACCGGCTCCGGCCAAGGGCATCAGGTATCCAACCGTCGTCTTCAAAGGCCACGAGGAGAAGGCGTCCGGCGCCGATGCTCCCGTCGAGGTCGACATGTCGAAGTACGAGCACCTGCCGCCGGAACGGGCACGCGCTCTTGCTCGGAAATCCATCGAACACGGCAAGTAAGCCGATCCCCCATTTAAGCTAACGGAGAATATTATGGACTATGAACTTTCGACGGACCCAGTCGTCGTCGCGATGCGCAATGCGCTCAGCAAAGCCCAGGACATGGGATCACTGGCCAAGGCCGGCATCACCACGTCCACCGGTGCTG